TTTTTATTTGCCTTTGAATTTACTAAGTGTAGTAACCCCAAAACTTCCACCCACTATAGTAAGTATAATGACCCAGAAATAATCGTTGACATCTTTTAAAATCTCCCACCCTGCAGCCATCCAAGGCTGAGTCCAAGGTGTGAAATGTGCCAAAATAATGAGGCTCCAGAAAACGACCAAATATTCGTCTTTCCATGAATTAGCGGTTTGCCTCACCTGTTCCATCTGAACCCCTATCTTTGCTACGTCCACCTTTGCGGCCGCCTCTATCTCCTTTGCTTTGATGATCTTATCTTTTTCTAGTTTGTGAGAAATTGCGCCGACAGTCTTTTCGGTTATAAGTTTTGCAACGGGATTATTTAATAATCCTCCTCCAAGACCTAAAAGTGGTTTGATAAGTAGCAGTGGGTTCATTAGTTGTTGATGATTACCGCGATGACAATTATAATGCCAACGGCAATTATAATTTTTGTTTTCTTAGTGGTTCCGTTCCACCATTCTTCGGCTTTCCATTTTAGATCGTCTAACATAGTTTCCTCCCTGATGTTAAATTAGCGAAAAGTTATCATTATTCATCGTAACTTGCAAAGTATTTTCCTGATGACACTATTCTTTCAGCCATTGCCTCTGAAAAACCACGAGAAATTAAATCAGCAATTTGTTTTGCTGAGTCTGTAAGTTCTACGTTTTGATCGTTCATATTGTTTACAGTAGGATAATCTGGTCCTCTAGTAGCGTTTTGAGTCTCCACGTCATTAACCATACCTGCTAATGCTTGACCTAGTTGTGTATTGGTTAAACCACCCATTTGCTGGTTTGCTAAATCAGCAAGTTGTGCGCTGTTCAAACTTGCTACATTGCCGGTATACGTTCCTAAAACAGGACCCATAATATCACTTGGCTCCATGCTCCAATTATTCATATCTTGTAAATTATATTGTGTATTAGTAAACGGATTCATCGCATCAAACATTGAATAAGCCATTCCTAGTGTTCCAGATTGAAAAGGGTTAAAACTGTTCAAACTAAGACCTGAAATAGCGTCTTGTATTTCAGAAAGAGACATATTGTTATAATCATTAAACGCGCTCATAACATCTCCAGTTAATTCATCTTCAGTTATGCCTAATTGAGATAAAGCTTTTCTCTTTTGCCAACCATGCAATTTGTCCCAATCCTGTGAAAATTGTTCTTCTGGTGTTGGTGCAAGATCTGAAAAAAAACCAAAAATACTATCCAAGATACTTTTTGGTTTGTCTTCTTCTCCTCCATCAGGAGTTCCGGTTGGATTTCCACTAGGGCCATAACTGTTTCCATAATCATTAGGATCGCCACTGTACGGTTGACTAGCAAACCCATTGCCATCACCGGGACCAGTACCACCTGCATCTGCAGCTCCAGGACTAGAGCTAGGACTTAATCCACCACCATGATGATTACTATGAGAAGCACCAATAAAAGAAGGTATACGAGCTGGATTATTTTCTCGAGTTCCTAATCCACCCATAGATTTTAAAAGATTAGCTTCATCTTCATTGATATAAGCAAGTCTTTCTCCTGGTGGAGCTACTTCATTTAATTGTTTTTTAGCCTTAAATAAATTATTTACACCCATTTTAATTGACCTTTTTGGTAACAGATCGTTGTTTATCTAGGCTTGAAATGCCCGATTTAGCCATAGAAACGGCCGCTCTAAGCTTCTGATGCTTGTCATTCTCTTCAATCTTAGTTTGATCGATTTCTCTAGCTTGCATCATCTTCATCATGTCAAGATTTGCTCTAGTTTCGTCATTTTCTTCTTTTCTTTGCTGTTCTGCCGCCTTAATTTGGTTTTCTTCGGCTTTTAAACGCAATAATGGGTCCGAATCTAGCTGATTTAGCACTTTTTTCTCTTGCTCAGCGTACTCAGCCATGCTTTCAGCGACTAAAACCGCTTTTCTAGACTCTAACATCTCTGTTGTTTGCTTCATTTCTTGTTGCATCTGCATAAATTGAGGATTTTGACGTGGATCTTGGCCCATTTGTTGTGCTTGAGCTCCCATTTGTTGCATTTGCTGTCCCATTTGCTTCATTTTTTGCATTTCTTCTTTAAATTCTAGTTGAACTTGCTCTTGTGCCATTAATCCAATGTGTTCTAAACAGTTTTTTTGTAAAGACATCATAGCTGCAGGGTTAGTTCTTACTGACATAGTGCCCATAAAGCTTAAATGTGATGCAATGTGTGCTTGGTGATCTTGGTTTGGAAACGCTTGAAACTTTTTACCAGATAACGCCATTATGTTTTCCGTTGCAGGGTCACTTGGTTTTGGTTTTTTCGGTGGAGGTAATAAAGAATCAATATTCTTAACTTCCAACGCTTCATACATATCACGATAAGCTTGATACATGTTGTGCATTTTAGGATTAGACATTGCCATTTGTAATTGTGTTTGTGCAATACTAATACGTTGTGTTTGTGAAAATATGTTTGGATCTGCAATTGGTATAATGTCAACTTGTTGATCAAAGTCTTTTGCAAAAATCTTTTTCTCACCGCCAACAACTTCAAACGGATATTCAGGTGGTAGGTAAGTTACAAAACAATCAGCCAATAACATGAACTCACATTTCATTGCTTGGTATAAACGTTTGTGAATTGCACTCATCACTCTAGAGCCACGCTCTAGTAATGCAACTGTTGTACCAACTGCTGCACTTTGATTACCGTCACCAACTTGCATGTCTGCAATACTTGCAAAACGCTGAGCGCCCTGAACTACTACACCCATCAAACTTAACAACGTTTGTGATGGCTCTTTAAATGGTAATGGCATGAATGCGTCTCTAAGGTTTCCACCAGGAGCATCAACATCTCGGAATTCACCCGGCTGCAACGGTTGAGCTTCGTCTCTGACACGGATGCCTCTTTGTTTGAATCCGGAAGGTAAATTTGACAAGGTGCCGGCATCTAAGAGTTGTCTTAGTGCGGCTGTGGCAGTCCTAGAAAGCCCGCCGATCATGTGAATTAAACCGAATCCATAAAAGCCTAATCCTGGTAGAAATTTGAAATGCACAAAATAATCTTTACGTTTACGAGTTGGATCTTGTGCAGAATAGTTACGTCGCACAGAAAGCACTTTACCAGAACCTTCATCAACAGTTATGATGTAAGGAACTTTAAGACCAGTTGCTTCTTGTGTTTCTGGGTTCAAGTCTTCAAACCCTGGTATCTCTAAATCAGCATGACACTCTAGTAATGTGTAAACTTCGTCAGCGTTTGATGACACGCCTTGTAGTTCATCTTTTTCTTTTTTAACATCACTTGGATCATACGAACTTTCTTCTAGCTCAACGTCAGAATAGAACCCTGACAACTGTAGCTTGACTAAGTCATTACCTGTCATTTTAATCTGATGGATAATGCAGTCAGCGTCTTCTAAGCTAGTTGCAGAATACGGTACAAACAAATCTTCTGCTGGTACAAACTTAGATACGCAACGTTGTAAAATTGAATCGTAATAAACTTTCTTAAATGTCGAACCTGCTAGTGGTAAATTAAATAACATTTGATCAAACTCTGGCTCATACTCTTTCATGTTAACCATAATCTGATAGTTCATAAATTCTTTAACTCGAGTTGCTTGGTCTTCTCTTTGTGGAGTTTGTTTACCGACTATCTGTGTTCTGACCGGCCCACCTGCTGGTAGTAATTCTTTATAAGCTAGTGCTTGGAACTGTGTTACTGCTTCTGCTAACACTGGATGCGTTGCACCTGAAGCACCTTGGAATGGTTCTACTCTAGACTCATATTTAAAACCAAGTAGTTCTAAACCTTTGGTGTAAGTGTCTTCCCATTCTGATCTGCTCGCTTTGTACTCGTCGTACAAATCACGCATTTCTATACCAATTAAATTAAGTGCGTCTTCGTCTAAAAAGTCAGCCAGGTTAGCTTCGTGTTGTTCGCCACCTTCTGCTGCCATGACTTGTGGATCAAAATCAATAGTTGCTCCACCGTCAGAATCTTCAATGATTTCTATTGGCTGCTTGTAGTTCTCTTGCATCGCCATATCTTTTTGTAGATCTTTTGGACCAGGTATAGTTACCGTGGTTCGTGCATCTTCTCTATCAATCGCCATTATATTGTCCTTTGTTTAAATAAATTTTGTATACCATTGTGCATCGGTCCGCGTTCCGGGGGCAGTGTGCCTTGTGGCCTGATCACTGGACCGCCGTTCGCGAAGGCAAATGAAATCTCAGCATTGTAAGTTGGTTGCCCTTCCGGTGGTATTACTGTTCCTATGTTCAAATTCTTATTGCCGTCGTTATAGTTAACTCCGCCAAAAAATACATCGTCCATACTATTATAATAACCCTGGCTTGACAAACCTTCTTTACGGATCGGTATTGAGTAGCCTTGATCTCTTCTGCTTTCAATAAGATTAACTAACTCATTAATACGGCGATATTCTGCTTGCATACGTAGGCGTCTTTCATACTCTTTTTGAGTCATAGGTTGCACTAGATTACCGTCTTGATAACCAACTCGTCCACCGTTAGCAAAGTCATAGTCTGTTTGTCTAGTGCTTTTTAAAAACTCAGCCACTTCTTTTTCTGCTTGTTCTTTAGTTAACTTACCACCAGTAGCAAAGTTTTCTATAGTGCTAATTGGCATTTTTAATTCTTCAACACCATCTAAACTGTAATTTTCATAATCGTCAAACTCACCTTTTTGAAACTCACCAGCATAAAACTCACCTTCTTGTACAGAAGCTTTACCACCTGGTCGTCGCATTTCAGTTGCAGGAACATATTCAAAACTAACTTGTTGGAAGTCATCACCACGTGCGCTTATTTCAATGCGGCCATTTACTGCATCTTCGTATAAACGATAGACATCTTTGCCGTTATCAAACTCATAAACGTTAAGAGGATCACGTCCTCCAGTTGCAGTTTTTACTTGTTTGCCTTCTGTCATTATTCGATTAACTAATAGTGGAAACCAATCCGGCATACCTCTAGCTGCCATCTCGGGCATAACCTTTGTTGCAGTTGTTGCAACTTTAGAAGTCTTGCCAAATGGAATCATTAAACTAGCAATACCAGCACCCATTCCACCCATAAAGGTTCGTCGTGTCATTGGAAATTTTTTCTTATCGTCGGCCACGATTTTTTACTCCTTGGATAATACCACCCATTGCGTTTAAAGTTCTTTTATTATCTTTAAAAATTATTTCTGTTAGATCAACGCCTGAACCTTGTTGGTCGACAGCGTCATTTATTATATCTCTTATTCTGTTAGCTTCTTCTATGTCGCCTACTTCTATTGCTTCATCCATAGCTCGATAATAATCATCTATTACTTTTCTTTGACTGTTAAGTATTTTAGTTTCAGTTTTAATAGGTTCAAAAAGAGTTTCGTTTAACATTGTATTAACTTTGTCGTTTATTTCTTTGCTCCGCGCTGCGCCATCTGCTGATGGTGAATACCCAGTCGCTGCTATGTCTTCTTCAGTTAAATATTTAGCTCGGTAATTTTCACCCGGCCAATAATCTGTCATTAGGTTTTCTGCGTTACGGTTGTCGTAAGTGTTTTCAACAAATCCGTTTTGTGAATCTATTTGTTTTGCTTTTGCATACTCAGCATCAAAGATTGGCGAAGCTTTTCTATAGAACATATCATACTCATCACGAGTAATAATCCCTTCGTCTAAGTTATACATCAAGTCTTGTTTCCATTGTGAAATGTTTGATGCTACTATTGACGTCTGCGACTTATCTCCTGGAAATAATGTTTCACTAACTTTTTGTGGTTGGTTAAACGGATGGTTTGGTCCTGGCTTCATAGTGCCTTCGATATAATGACCTGCTCTAACTAATTCATCATAGTTAGAAACGTCTTCCGGCCTAGTTGCATAAGCACCAACTTTTCTTTCTTTTTGTGTATTTGAAAAAGCACCCTTTGCAAAAGGTGAATTTAATTGATCTTCAGCTAATCTCGCTGCGTCTTCATTAGCAAGAACATTTGGGTTATCAAAAAATTCATTAGGTGGATCTTCTTTTGCAATAATTTCTTGCGCTGCTTTTTTACTTTCGTCTTCTTTCATTAATTTAAATTCCTCAAACGACATCGTGTCTGCACCTTTGCCGTCAATATATTCAGCGCGATATTCAGATTCAATCATGTCATCTGTAGTTGAAAGTTTTTTAACATCAGCAAGTGACGTATTAATATCTGCAAGAACTTTATCTTCGTTCTTGGTCAAGAACGCTGTCACCATTTTTTCTGCTGTAGCTTTATCTATTTCCATGTCGGTACCAACTTTAACTAGTTGGTCGACAGTCATGTTGGCTGTCTTAGAACCAAGTCCTTTGGAGTCTCCTAAGAAAGCTTGTTGTAAAAATTCAAAAAACTTTTTTAACATTAGTAATACGACCTTCGTTGCGGCTCTTCAGGTTCGTCTTCGTAATCTTCTGGATGTTCAACGAAGCCCCCTTGTCTAAACCTCATTAATGCTTGAGTCATGCTGTCCACTAAGTCATCGTGTTCGCCTAGCGGGAATGCAGCGCACTCCTCAATCATTTCCTCTGTAAACTTACGGTCTGGACACCAGACTTGTCCCGCCTCAAATAAAGGCGCAACCGCGTTTACTCTAGTATGTTTATCATTTCCACGGCTAGGTGTAAAGTTAATAACTGGTATACCCATTTTACGTAATTCGTAGGTTAATGGCAGTCCTGAAGCCTTGGCTTCCACGATCACCGTTTCGGGATTCCAATAATCAAACTGTTCTTTTGCAATTCGACGCAGTTCTGGAAACTCAAATCTATCCTTTACAACATCAAGTAGAATGATCATCGGTCCACTGTCCTCGTCTTTTTGGAACACGCCCCACGTAGTTATGGCGCTGTAGTCAGCAGTTTCTTTTTTCATAAACGCTGTGTCATAAGATTGAATTACATGCATTAGACTTGGCAACGTATCCGGTTTCCATATTTGCCACCATTCACGTTTTATAATACTGCCTTCAGCTGCTGTCGGATTTTGTTGGTATTGTGCATTCCATTTTTGTATACTCACGGATGCTTTTACCGCTTCCAACTCTTCGAGCTTCCAATAACCAGGCCAAACCGGTTTCCCGCTTGGAAGTATGGCTGGGAATTCTATCACTTCCCATTGATCTGCTTTTGGTTCTGCTTGTGCTTTTTGCAGTTTTCCAGTTAAGTCAGCAACCGACCAACGAGTCATCACAACAATTATCCTGCCTCCAGGTTGCAAACGCTGCCGCGGTCCAGAAGTATACCACTCATACACTCGATCGTAACTGGCCATGTTCATTGCGTCCTGTTCCGAATGCGGGTCGTCAATAATCAATAAGTCCGCTCCACGGCCCGTGATACTTCCGCCAACACCCGCTGCATAATATTCACCGCCCTGGTCCGTTTCCCACTTACCAGCAGCTTTAGAATCTTCTCTTAGTCTTGTGTTAAAGACATTTTTAAATTCTTCCTGTTCCATCAGCGTTTTTGCTTTACGACCAAATCGTACTGCGAGCTCCGCGTTATTAGTTGCTTGGATTATTTTTAGATCAGGTTTGTTACCGATCATCCATGCAGGTAGATAGTTAGATGCAAACTCAGACTTTGTATGTCTTGGTGCCATATTAATAATTAATCTTTTGAGCTCGCCCCGCGCAACGCGATTAAATTTCTCTGACATAATTTTGTGGTGTTCACCTTCAATAAATTCTGGCCACATGTGTTTAACAAAACTTAAAAAATCATCACGAATTAGTTGTTCTTTTTTCTTTTTGTCAAGAAGTAGCATTGTCTGCATGTATTCTTTTTGCGCATCAGGGGGTAGGTTTTTTATTTGTTCTGGAGTTAGCATTTGAAAAAATTTTGTAAAAAATTTTGCACCTTTGTTTTTAAGTGTGAAAACGATTTTATCGGTTATAAATGTTTAAATCAAGCTATATATAGTAGGTATTAGGATCCCTATATACTACATCTGGTGTACCCCCCGACCTTGCCAAACCTCATTTGAGATTGGACTGGTACCTCTATTACCCCGCCACTTTAGAATGATTCCAATGTGCAAAGATATATAAATAAATAGTTGACAGTATTTTACAAATACAGTTAAACTATGGGATAACAAGAGAAAGGATATAATATGTATAGATGTACAATCTGCAACGCAGACAACAAAGCAGACTATATGTTTAATGATGAGAAATGTATGGACTGCGTCACCGAGTTAGAGTGGCAAGACAAAGAAGAATACCAATCATATACGGA